ATCCTAAAAAAGGAGGTCTAGGAGGATTCCTAGCAGGTATTAGTCCTGAAGGTTTCGTAGGAGGATTAGCAGCAGGAGCGCAACTATATTCAGGTGCTACAGCAGGAGAAGCGGCTGAAAAAGGGCTAGCAGCTACTATGGAAGGTCAAAAAGTCAGAGCAGCTAGGGAAGCAGCAGAAGTAGATGCTGCGTACAAACAGAGAGCTTTGGACTTAGAAGAAATGCAAATAAACCGTGTTTATGATGCGGCGGTACAAAAATTAGGGATAAAACAGAGCGATATACTTAAAGAAAAAGCTGACTTCTTTGAGAAACGTCAAGATGAATTTTTACGGCGAGCCGCTGCATTAGCGGAGAGAGAGGGACTCGATGCAACACAAGCAGATCTTTATGATATTGCTCAAGACATAGGATTCAAAGAATTCCAAAAGCTATTTGTATCTACTTTTGGAGATGCTCGATTAGGTAGTAGACTTGATGAGATAAGGGCAGAAATACGAAATAGGACTGAGTAGCGTAAAATGGATAAACCACTCTCAGAAATGTCGCTAGAGGAGCTAGAAACACTAGAAGCATCTCTTTTAGGGGGTATAGGTGGTCTGGAAAATACTGAAAGTACTGAAGAGAGTGTTTTAGATAGGCTTGAGCGGGAGAAGTATGCCCAAGGTAACGCATTAACCCGTGGACTAAGCCGAGGTGTCGATATTGCTCAAATGGGCTATGGGTCAGCACTTGAAGGGCTTGGAAAAGTAGGGGGGTTAGAGTCATTACAGCAATATGGTGGGGATATTGTAGCGGAACAGGAAGCAGAACTTGCCGCTAAAGCGCCATATGCAACCCGTCTGAAAGATGTTAAAGAAGCCGAAGGAATACTGGGAACCGCAGGTGCATTAGCTTCGTTTACAGGTAGTGCATTAGGTGAATCGGCTCCACAGATGGGTACTACTATTGGTGGTTCTTTAGCAGGAGCAGCAGCAGGGGCTAGAGCAGGGTCTATATTAGGAGCGCCCGGAGCAGTCGTTGGCGGTATAGCAGGTGGTTTATTAGCTAATATACCGTTCTTTTACGGCATGAACCGTGAAGCCCAGAAAGAAGCTATAGAACAAGGTTATCGAGCCGAAATGAACGAAGGGGCTGCTTTTCTAGCATCTCTTCCACAATCTACCCTTGATTTAATTTCTGACCGATTGTTAGTAGGACTTGGCCCGAAGGTAGGGGTAAATGTAGAAGCACTTAGTCGCCGTGGAGGACTCTATACCCGTGGTGCAAAAGGTGCTGCATTAGGAGCGACAGTAGAAATACCTACTGAAGTAGGGCAACAGCTTATTGAGCGTTATCAGGCAGGGATGCCTATAGACAGTCCTGAAGCTATTGATGAATACATTGAAGTCATGGCGGCGGCAGGTCTGGTCGGTGGTACGATTCGCGGTGCAACCAATGTTATTGCTGGAGATCCTAAAGCTAAAGAAGCAGCAAGACTAAAAGCTAAAGAAGATGCAAGGAAAGAAGAATTACTAAAAGCTGAAGAAGATGCAAGGAAAGCAGCAGAAGCAAGAAGAGCCGCTTATGAATCAGGGGGAGTTACACAAGATACCATTGATTTTGGTACTCCAGAAGAGGCAGCAGCAGTTGCAGAAGCAGCCGCAGAAGCCGCTACTCCATTAGATGTCGAGGTTAAGCGGCACAGACGTAATCTGGAACAATACAAAGTAGATGATTTAGAAACTGAAGCATCTTTGTTGGGGGAAATAGAGCAGCTTGAAGCGGAAATTCGGGTAGCAACTGTAGAGGAAGATGTAGACACACAGACAAAAAAAGAACAAGAGCTTATAAAAGCACGGGAAGCGTTAGCAGTATTACGGACTGACGAAGATCAACTGGAGTTAGGCGTTGCAGTAGGGGAAAAGCCACCTAGACGTAAGGGTAAAAAACAAAAGTTTGAATATGCTGACCCGACTGCGGGGCTTGCACCAGATCTCATTAATGAGAAAGAGCAGTTACTGGATAAAATCTACGACTTAAAAATAAATACGCCACCCGATGCTGATGCGGAACTATTAGCTACTATTGATGAAGAGATAAAGGTAAAAGAGCAAGCCATAGCTGACGTAAATGTACGAATTGATGACTATGTAAAGAAAAACAAGGCAGCTATTAAAGCAGAGCGGAAAAACAGTGAGGCTATACTAAAAAACCTTGAAGCTACTTCTGCGCCTGTATTAGGAGCCTATCCTGAAGAAGCAGTAGCTTATGAAACAACAGAAGGGGAGCAAGTAAGTCTATTTGATTTGCCTTTGGTAGAGCAGGATCGGCCTAAAGCACCTCTTACTTTTGAGCAGGGGAAAGCAAGGTCTACAGCCGATAAGTTCCTTAGTTCAGGATTCTACACAGAAGAAGATTTTCAAAATCCACGGCATACCCGCAATGTTAAAGGGGCTATTAAAGAATCTGGGCTAACTGAAAGCCAAGTTAATCAGATTAAGAAAGATATAGATGCAGACCGTGAAGCCGCGATTGTTTTTGAGGAATTAGATACCCGCACTGAGGAATTTATTGAGCCTCCAGAAAGAGGCACAGTTGATAAGAAGCAGTCATTTTCAGCCAAAATGGATACTTTTAGAGATCAGTTAGCTAATCCGACTGTACCTATACAAAGGTTATTACAAGATCTCACACGGTATAATAAAAAAGTTGAGGAAAGAGAAGGTGAGATTCAAGAGGCTATAGAGGATGTTGCTTGGGAACGATCAAGGGAAGAACAGTTTAAAACTATAGGGTTTCTCTTCAATGATAACAGTAAAACAGGTAGTAAGCCCCAACCCGTAAATGGTAAAACATTAGATGCAAAATCAACTCCGCAACAAGTACGCAAAAAACTACTTTTAAGTATCGAGGATATCATCAACCCTGACTACCATCCCCAAAATATAGATTTAAGAAACGTCGGGGTACGGGATTTAAGGCAGATATTCGAAAACAAGAAAAGACTACTAGCTAAAGAAGCTAAAGAAGCTGAAGAAGCCGCTAAAGAAGCTGCTAAAGGTGCTACTACTGAAAAGAAAGTAACGAAGAAGAAAGCAGCTAAAGGTGCTGCTACAGGTAAGGGTACGCAGGGAGCTAAAAAGAAGGGCGCTAAAAAGACTACAGCTAAAAAAGCTAAAGAAGCTAAAGAAGCAGAAGAACGAAAAGCTAAAAAAGCTAAAGAAGCAGAAGAACGAAAAGCTAAAAAAGCTAAAGAAGCAGAAGAACGGAAAGCTAAAGGCGCTAAAAAGACTACAGCTAAAGGCCCAGAAAAAGTAGTTGATACCGCTGGTACGCAAACAAATTCTGCAAAAATAACTGAAAATGTAGAGGCTGCGCCTGAAGAAAAATCTTTAGAGAATTATTTGCAGCCTACAGCTTTAGCAGCGTATAAGGAATATGTAACTGAAGGAAAAATGCCTTTTACTTATGAAGACCTTAGAGAGCTTGAAGGCAGAGGACTTATAGACGTAGCTAAAACAGGGAAAATTAAAAAATCAACTATTGACGCTCTAGTAAAAAGACTAGAAACCATACGAAATCTAAGAAACAACGCAGAACAAAACGTAATAGATGCAATCGGCACAACTGACATAGAGTTACTTGAGTTTACTGAAGCATCTGCTGGAAACTCCAGTGGTAGTTATGGAGAGATTGTTAAGTTAAAAGGCCAAGAAGACGTAGCAATTAACTTATTAATAACTGACATGGTAAATGCAGCGGGGAGTGATATAGGAACACTTCAAGCTGCTACTGAAGGTAGGGAAACAGCAGAAACACCTCATGGATTATCAGCTTCATACTTTGGAGTTGTAGGCCGAGATGCCGAGGGCGCAGGTCGGGGGTCACAAGGGAGCGATTCTGACTCTGCTTTTAAATTAGCATTTCCTTATACAGGTGGAAAATACGGATTAGCTTTTTTTAACGCCCTAGAGATAAACGATCAGCAAAGAGTGCTTAAAGAAGTTGTTGAACAACGAACTCCTGTAGATAGACAACCTACAAGAGTACAGACAAAAAGACAACGTGCTGCTATAGGAGAAGATGCTGAAAATGATGCCAGAGCTATAGCACTAAATGTAAAAATAGATAGTATAAACAAAACAATAGATATAGAAGAAGGGAAGAGTGAAGCTGAACAAGATAAAGGGCGGATTGAACAATTAAAGGCAGATCTAGAGCTACTAACAACTGAATACGCTGAAAGACTAGGCTATGTGGACGAAGAAATTTCTGAAATAGAGAAGCAAGCAGATGGGTTAGATGAAGTTCGTAATCTAGCAGCCGTTGCTCTTGGAAAAGTACAGGCTAAAAAAATTGCCTTACTCGAAAGATCAAGATTTACAGGTGTTCCGGTAGATAAAACAAAATTAGATAGCTTAGACAAAAAAGAAAACGAACTTATAGCTGTATATGAGGAAGCAGACAAAACCTATGTAAATTTTGTAGAAAAACAAACTATTAAAGAAGGTAATTACATAGAAAATAACCCGCTTGCTACAACAAGACACGGGGTATTAACTGATGAAAAAAGAGGGCTTGCATATTTAGAGAATGTAACCCGTGATCAACGACAGGATATGTCATCAATAGCACGAGATACATATCATGTTTCTGCTCCTGAAGTTTCTGCTTCAATCCCTTATGAAAAGAAGGTTTACCTTAAAACAACAGTAGCTAAAACAAAGGCAGTTATTCTCGAAAGGCTTGGTCAGGCAGGGGTAGACCGTATTACCGTTGCAACAACGCCTAAAAAAGCAGGGCTAACAGACATAGAGCCTACTGCCGCAGGGGTAGTTATTGACGGCAAACCCTACCTGTTTACAGATAATATTGCAGAAGGAAATGAGCTTGGCGTATTGATGCATGAGATAGGTGTCCATGTAGGGATGCCCGCTCTTGTAGGCCAAGGTAACTATAAGTTCTTGATTAACAAGATCAAGGAATTTGCTAAAGCGAATGATGGTAGCCGTGAGTCACAGCTTGCTAAACGTGCGTCTGAGCGGGTAACACGGGCTGCAAAAATTGTAGATGGCAATAAGGATGATGAACTAATTGCTTATTTTGTAGAAGAAGCAGTTAACAGTGGGATAAACCCAACTTCTGCAAGAGTTGAGAAAGGGAAGTTAGGGACATTCTTCAGAAGGCTTTTAGCAGGGATTAAAAACCTACTACGCAAAATACCCGGAATTAACTTTAAAACCTATGATGCACAGGATTTTGTGGATTTTGCCTACGGTGGTGCTGATCTCGCAATACGAAATCCTGATAGGAAGTTCACCAATGCAGAGAGGGCTATTCAGTATAGTGTTGCCGCACCTTTAGGAAGCGCAAGGGATGCGATGAATTCCACATTCCGCAGTATGCAAAATGCAGCCCCTGTGTGGTCACAAAATTCCATTGATGGGATCTTAAACAACTTATCCAATTTACCGGATGCATTTAGAAAGGTCTTTTATAACCTGCTAAGTCTGCGTCAGATGGCGGATACAGTAGATCGCTTTGGTAGTGAATTTAAGCCGATTGCAGATGGACTTAGGAGACTTAATGATCTGGTGAACCAACGGCGTTTTGCCATTGATGAAAGTCGGTTAAGTTGGCAGTCCAAACTTCTTGATGCACAAGTCCACAAAGAGGGCTATACCCAAGCAGATCTTGAACAGTTCTATGAAATTGTCCACGAATCTACAATCGAGGAGATAGATTTACGCAGCGATAAGTCTGAAGTTACGTCAACAGACCTGTACAAGCGGTATATGGAAGTTGTTAATAAGTCATCAGATTTGAGTAAATATGATTTACGCAAGTCCTACAAAATTATGGCTGATGCATACGCAGAGGCAGGACAACAGCTACTAAATTTCTATCGAAAAACTGTAAACAAGGGTAAGCCCCTTACTAATGACCAAAAAAGAGAATTAGGGTTCCTTGTAGATACACAGGGCGCTATCGTTCCCTATTTCCCATTAGTGCGGGAAGGTTCGTGGTGGGTTGACTTCACGGCAGATGGTGAAACTTTTACAGTAGCCTTTAGAAACAAACGGGAAGCTGAGAAAGCCGCAGCAGAATTAGCACAAGACTCCGATGTTAAGGTAGATAGTAAGAAAGGGTCTTTAGTTTACCAACGGGTACGAGGAGGCGAGGAATTAAACGACAGCACTTCTGGCTTAAAGATGCTAAACCAAGTACAGAGGGCTTTAGAGAAATCATTAAAAGACAGTCCTGAAAAAGGAGAAGCCATTGCAAAAATTAAAGATACTATCTTAAAAGCCTATCCTGCTAGTTCTTTAAAACAACAGTTTAAGAAACGTAAAGGGGTAAGAGGGTACAGACAGGATGTATTCCAGAACTTTGCTGAAATGGGGTTAAAATTCTCCAATGAACTAGCTCTATTAGATAACGTAGATGGTATTAATGAGGCTGTAGAGGCATTAGAGAGTTTCGGTGCAGAAGGTAAAGTACCCCCTGCCGTAGCTAATGTACTTAGTTCCGTACAAAAACGGGTTAGTTTTATGCAGAACCCCACACCCGGAAAATGGGCTAGTAGGTTTTCATGGGGTGGGTATACTTGGTTTATTCTAGGGAATATTTCCTCGGCGCTAATTAACTTAACCCAGATACCGTTGGTTACTTATGGGTTGTTAGCAGGTGAATTTGGGCCAGTAGATGCGGCGGCAGCTATCAAAGATGGGTTTAAGTCCTACTTCAAATTCCATAAAGACGATAATACTAAACTAAAAGTTCTTGGGGTTCCTCTTGCAGACCGTACTGCTTTTGGTGGCAAGTTTATAGATGAGAGTACACCAGAAGGCAGGGAGATGAAGGAGCTATATGATGCCGCACTTGCCAACGGTATTGTACGAAGAACAACAAGTCAGGAGTTACAGGAAACCAAATTTGCACGTTTGGATTCCTTGACAGGTAGATTAGTAAAAACTGAAATGGCACTGGGATACGTGTTCCAAAACTCTGAGCGGGCTAACCGCGAAGTTAGTTTAATTGCCGCGTATAAACTTGCTAAAAAGAAATACAAAGACAAAAAGGTTGCAATGGATCGGGCGTTTGAAATAGTTGAGCAAGCTAACGGCCCTGCCTTGGCTGAAGCTGGCCCTGAGTTATTCCAGCAAGGTTGGGGTAAAGTTATAGGAACTTTCAAGCGTTTTGCACTGTCTCAGTTGTACCTTCAGTACAAGCTATTAAGGGATATTAACCCGTTTATTAAAGAACTGGATAAAGATCCTAAGTTACCGGAGGGCGCACCATCTGCCAGAGCATTAGCACTTAGACAATTTGGTGTTATTTCAGGGAGTGCGTGGTTGTTTGCAGGAGCTAAAGGTATACCTGTTTACGGGGCCGCTGAACTTGCTCACAATTTGGCACAAAAAGCGTTAGGTGACGAAGATGATGAGCTTGACCTTGAATTCAATATGAAAGCTAGGGAGTTTCTTGGGGATATGGCGTTTAGAGGCCCGATGAGTCATTTCTTAAATATAGATTTAGCAGGTCGGACAGGGTTTTATGGGCTTATGTTTAGGGATGACCCCTATCGCAGGGCTGAAGTAGGGGATTTTTCGTACCTCATAGAAACACTTTCAGGGCCAGCATATGCTGCATTTGTAAGAAATCCCGGCAGGGCAGTAGAAAAATTTAATGAAGGGGATCTGTATGGAGCAATACAAACTGCATCTCCCTCCTTTGTACGAAATATTATGAAAGGGTTTTCATTAGCAACGGAAGGCGCGGTCAACAGTAAGGGAGTTCCCATTGTAGAGGATATAAGTGGATATAACGCCATGATGCAGATACTAGGGTTCACGCCTACTACACTATCTAATGCGTACCAAGCCAATGAGTTCCTAAGTAGACAAGCCAGAAAAATTACTGGCAGACGATCTAAACTTCTACTAGAACTGAACATGGCTAAAAATGCGGGGGATTTTGACGGGCAACAAGAAATAATGGACGAGATATATAAATTTAATCAGGTAGAGGTCGTTAGGGACACGAATCAACAAATTGGAGGGTCAACCATGAGTTTATCATGGAAGAACTTTAATTCGTACTTGGATGAAGCGGTAAGAGGGCTACGCTTACCAAGAGATATGCGTGATGGACTTATAAAACAGACAGGGATTGAAGACCCTGAAGATATGTAAAATGCAATCCCTTCTTCCCCTTACCAGTTCCCTACAATGCTTGAAATCGCCGCTGCACTATCCGCCGCCAACGTAGCTTTTAAGGGGATAAAGAAAGCGGTTGAAATGGGGCAAGATGTGGAGGGTATCGCACTTCAGATGGGGAAGTGGTACTCCAGCATTGCAGATCTTAAAGAAGGATGTAGAGAAGCAGAAAATCCGCCTTGGTACGCTAAAGCAACAGGAGATCCGGCTCAATTAGCACTAAAGGCAGTTGCCGCACGGCAAGCAGAGAAGCGGATGCGTACCGAGATTCGCACCATGCTGATGCTTACCCACGGTAGATCCGTCTACCTTGAGTTTGTGGCGACAGAGAAGAAGATTATACAGGCTAGGGAACAGGAGGAATTTAAAAGGCGTAGAGCGAAAAAGCAGATGCAGGAGATGATGATCGGCGCGGCAATACTCGCTATTGGTATAGCCTTAATTGCTGGCGGAATGGCGTTATTAGTAAAATGAAATTGGTGTACTTACTTGTTGTATTGTCCAACGGCGACCCAATCCGAGGGCAAGATCCTATATATTTTGCACAACTCAGTCATTGCACCACCACAGCTAGAAAATTAAATTATCAAGGTCGCAAATCCTATGACTATCGCCGCAGACATCCGGTTAAAGCTCACTGTGAGCCGAGATGGGTACGGCAGACTGTAAAAACTTTTTAGCCTCTTCTTCTCTTCTTTGTTTCTGCTTTCTAGCTTCTTCTGCCTTTCTATATTCTGTAAAACTAGCTTGTTCGTACGCCTTTTTAGCCTGTAGAGCGACATAATATAACGGCGGTTTTTTATTCATTTTCTAATCTCCACACTCTAATCCCTCTTATTTTATTTTCTACAACTACTTTCATACGGACTTTGAATTTTTTATGTTTACAGGCTATCCGTAAAACCCGTTTTGCTTCTTTAGTATTAAGACAAGGGATAAAGAAACTACTACTGGGTTTAAATTTATCCCATTCTATATCAAACGCTATCCCGTGAATCTGGATCATCAATTTCTTGCCCCAAAGTCTGCATAAATTCTGTGTCAATCAAATCTGTACCATCGAGTTTAAATATATGTGCCTCCACAGGTGGGCTATTAATTGACGTACCTTTTGCTAATCGTTTTCGTACTGTGCCTTGATGAATCCCCTTTTCCTTCAAATCCCTAACTAAATCCTTAAATATGATTTGTTCTTTAGCGCAATAGTTTCTAATTGCTTTACTGAAGACGTATAAAATTTCTGTATCTGGCTCTAACCGAGTTGTTAGCTCATAACGTGGTTCTACAATAGGTAGTGGGGTAATGGAATTTCTGGCATCTTGTGCGCCATTAACAACTAGAATATGCCCACGATTCGCATTTAAGAATCCGCCTAGCACCCCAACAAAATCTATCTCAGGTTCTATGATCTGCTCTCTTAAAATATCTACAAGTTCGTTACTTGCCCAGTTTAATACTCTAGGTATATCTAAGTTAATCAATTTTAAATGACTTGCTATCTGCGCTCCTGCGATATTGCAGGATATTACCGCAGACCAGAATCGTTCACGCGAATTTAAACTAGCCTTGGCATCCAGATGTTCCTGTATACCCCTTGCTAAATCAACCGCCTTCGCTAAATTTTTAACCAAATACTCAATGTAAATTGGCCCTGCTAATCCATAGTTATTTAATAGGCCACCTTCAAATAATTTATACGCATCTGACTTACTAATGTTATCAGTGCGGTCAATACGATACTCCAGTAACCGCATAATTTCCCCATCAGCAAATTGCTTAATCAGGGATAGTTTCTCTGCCATAGAAGCATTAGAACTTGCAAGCGCAATCAAACTCCAATTAGTATCATTCTTCCTTTCTATGTTATTTTGAGACTGCATCCTACCGGGGCCAGAACCTTGTGATACGTTATATAACAAAGTAGACACAGACTCAGGATGCATATTGGTGATTTCATCTACTGTATAAGGCAGGTTATTCATAACCCCAAGACGGTACATTTTGTGGGCAAATGTATCTGTTTCCTGTGCAAGTAGCTTGTCAGGGTGTCCATACACGCTATTGCACATCTTCAATACTGTTGATTTCCCTGTGCCTGATGATGAGTTGATCAGGTTAATTAATGCACCGTTGAACCCAAGGTGCTTGATTAGTGGCGCACCAAACGCGGTAAAGAACCCAAAAGCATGGGGTTCAAAGTTAGGCTTGTTGTAGACTTGGATGACGTTTTTCCACTCCTCAATATCCCCTTTGGCGACAAGCCACTTACAGATAGATTCTGTTTTTGGAGAAGGAGGGGAGTAGCGTACAGCAGAACAATTAATCTCTTTATCTCCAAGAATAAATTTACTGTCGTTATCTACCCACCCAAATTGTGTTCGCATAATCTCAGCTTCATCTTGGGACTGTTGGCTTTTGGTACACTCAATTAGATACACCATCATGTTATCCAACTGCTTTGGCATCATTACAACGCCCTGCGCCGAGAGAATCTTTCTTAATTCTTCTTTAGAAGTCATACTGGCTAAAGGAATCAGGAACTCACGGATACCATCTTTAGGGAGAAATAATTTAGCAAGTGCCATATCTCCCTTCTCTTTGTCATACAATCTTTTTACTAGAAAGATATCATTGTGATACACCAGTAAATCTTCATCATCAGGATCACGAGCTTTCTTATAGATACCGCCTTCCTGCGCTCTAAAAAAGGGATAGGGTAATTTAGGCGGCATAAAGTCTAGTATTAGGTTATCGTCCTCTTCCTGTTCTTTCACCTCCAGCCCTAGCTCAATAGGACTTCTTATTCTCCCAAAATGAGGACAATCATCGCAGATGTTTATATTAGTTTCATCTATCGTATCGCACCGATACGCTTTATCTATTAGGTCAACTGCTTTCTCTTCAGTCTTTTGGCGGTCATAATCAGGGTGTTTATCTGAAACCGCATGGATTGCCACATCAGAATCTTTACAGTTTGCGGCAATAGAAAGAACTGCTCTCCATAAGTTGTAGTCAACTTTATCTTGGTGTTTGAGTGCATACTCTATCTGTGGACACCCCTTCCCCTTAACAATCTTTTGTACAATTTTAGCAAAGGAGAATTGTTGATTGTTTTTCTTCCGTGGGTCAGTTTCAGCAAACGTGTTTCCATTAGTAACTTCGGTGGTTCCGATAAGACTGCTAATCTCTGCAAAAGTAATCTCAGGAGATTCGTGTAGTATTGAAACTGTAGAAGGAGGATCTGTTTTATGATTAAGTGTATCTGGCACACGTAGAATACGTGCGCTATCGGCTGTAACCGCTGGATCTGCCTCAAGCCCCTTTTCCTTACAAAGAATTTTCAACTGCCTAGCGACAGGATTCCAACTATCCCTATCTATCGCTTCCGTTAAAATCCAATAAACGTGTACCCCTCTCCCACTATTAATAATGGTAGGTGCAGGTAGCTTTGTCCTCTGGCAAAAAGATAGCAATGCTTCCAAGGCATCAGCCTGATTTGGGTAAGGCTTACCCTCACCACAATCTAAATCAAGCCAAAAAGATTTCATGTACAATGCGTTTTCTTGAGTCCTCTTTTCTGATTCTGTAAAAGAAGCACAAGCAAAATATACGTTGAAATTATCTTTTAATAAATTTTCTATTTCGGTATCAACGTCTTCCCATACATCGTAAAAACTCTGCTTTGGACTTTCCCCATCTCTTAGACCAACGATACAATAGTATCCCTCATCTGGAAGGATCTTCTGTAAAAATGTTGGCATAACTAAACCTTTTCACTTTCCCTCTCAAGGTATGCAAGAATTTGAGTGGTGTGCTTTTCGTTCGGAATCCAACTACCATCAAACCATTTATATACAGTTAATTTAGATACGTTAAACTCTTTTGCAATCGCAGACACACGTTTGTCCCCCGCGATGCAGAACCTTCCTAGCTTAACTCCAGAGCTAGAAAGGTCTGCGTTTAAGTTAGCATTAGCTATCTTATTGGAATAACCGCGATAATCACTCATTGTCATCCACTTCGGACGGAGGTGCGAACTTACTCAAGATATCGTTCAAATCCGTTTTAGAATCTGCACTTTCTTCCTTGGGTTTATCTTGCTTCTTTTTGCGAGTTTTGACTTGAGGTGTATCTTGCTTATCAAGTGGGGCAAACGAAACCTCTGCTTCTGTCTCTTCTGGATCATCTAATGCGGTAAATGCGCCGATAGGTTGGCGTTCTGCAAGCTCAACTACCTGTATTCCATTTAGCCAGAACGAGACACTATGATCACCGCTTATTTCCAGAGGAGCATACACTCCTTTAATGTTTACAATACTTCCAGTAGTTAATTCAAAATCCTCTGCTACGGGTTTTCCATCCCGACCTACTTGAAGAGGGGGGCTTTGTATCTTCCCTTCTTTACTTGTTTTGCAGTTTTTGTGGATTGATTTTATTGTCCAGAACCCATCTCCCTCATCTACTAACTTTGGGGTTTTTTCTCTACCGTTACACTTAGTCGGATCAGGCATTGGTGCATCTGCGAACTCACTTCCTCCCCAAGCCTGAGTATAGCCTTTCATAAATTCAGCCGCAGTTTCACGATCCATACGAACCCCTAATTGCCATTTGGCACTAGGTTTATCTATAGAACAAGGGACGGTTCTACCATTTTCACCCTCGGATCTATCAAAATAATACGGTTGGTTCACTTTTGGGAACCTTGCTTCTACATTCTCTAAAACAAATTCTAAATATTCTGGTTTTTGTGCCATCTATTTATCCTCTTCTTACTACTATTTTTGTTTCCCTAAAAATATTTAAACCTTTAGGCTCTTTGTCTGGATTCTCTTCCAGAAATTCTTTGAAGTTAGTCTGGTGGACTCGCTTCTCCAACAATTCGGGTCTATCTTCAGTTTGGATTAGCCTATAAAACTCATCCCAATTTGAAGTAGAGTACCGAGTTTTAACTTGTCGCATGATGGTTCCAGAATTAGTTTTGACTGACTCTGATCCAAGTTGCTCCAATTTTTCCTCGCAGTATTTTTCAAGAGCCTCTTTCTCATGTTCGAGCTTCTTGATTTTCTTATCCGCTTCTTTATTTATTTTCCCAATCTCATCACGGATTGCGACAATAGCGGCGGCAAACTGCTCAAGCGAAAACTCTTCTTTCATATTAGCTGACATACCTTCTCCTCTAAACAGTGTCAAGTGATTATAGTGACCAACTAAACTATGTCAAGTGTTTTATTCAATTATTTCTTGGTATAAATCCAGAAGTCTAACGTGCGCTTCAAGGCGACCTGATAGAAGTTTATACAGCCTCCGCTCTACCGCAGATCCTTCAATGTTCACCACGGTCATCGCATTTTTCTGCCCCTTACGATTAATTCTTGCATTGGCCTGTAGGTAAGTCTCAATAGATGTTATTGGTGAATACCAGATAACTGTACTAGCGGCAGTCAGGGTAATACCATGAGCCGCAGCCTGTGGCTGAATGACCAGAACTCTTGGTTCTGGCAACGTTTGAAAATCACTAAATAATTTTGTCCGTTTGTTTAACGTCACATCCCCTGTAATACATTCCGTCATAATTCCTGCTTTGTTCAGAAACTCATATAAAATCTCTATGGTATGTTTGAAGGGAGCAAAGATTAAAACTTTCGCAGTCGCTTCATCTATAACTTCCTTTACAACTTTCAGCCTGTTAGATACATCGAACTGCAATACATTACCGCTGTTAGAATAGACCGCACCACCTGACAGTTGGAGAAGTTTACTCATATTCACCGCTACATTTGCAGAGGTAACGTGTTCATCCCCCGCTTCCATGATGAATTCTTCTCGCAGAATCTTGTAATAATGTTTCTGTTGTAATGTTAGAGGTGCTTCTCTATCTACATATGTTATTTCTGGCAAATCAAGACACTGTTCTTTGGTAAACCTGATAGCAGGTTGTAGTGTTTTATGTACGATGTCCTGTGCGTTGGGTTTGGAAATCCATTTGAATTTAGAGATGGGGTACATGACAGAATCTTTGAACCGCATTTTAGAAGCGGTCACGTTATCTGGTACACATAATTTGGCTAATCCATGTGCATCTAGTGGTGATTGAGCCGCAGGGGTTCCAGTTAGCATCCACATCCATGTACTTGGGTTGGTTAGTTTATTGATTAGTTTCCATCGGTTAGTCGTACAATTTTTGTAGGCATTGGCTTCATCAATAATAATTAAATCGAAGCCGCCTTTTGCTATGGTTTCTTTAACTACATTAATACCATCATAGTTAATTACAATGTATTCGTAGTCGTTCTCTAGGATTGCTACTCTCTTTTCTTTAGAACCATGAGCAACCCCAACAGTTCTGTGTGGGGCAAAAGTTTGTAGATCCGCCGCCCACGCACTCTTCATAATAGAGAGTGGACATATGATAAGCACCCGACCCCGGTAACCTTCTGATAATAAATAATCAGAGGCCCAGATTGATGCGGCAGTTTTGCCTGTACCCTGTTCGTTGAAACAGAAAGCCCTCGGATTTAGCGTCAAAAACTCAGCCGTGGTCTTTTGATGTTCCATAGGTGCATAAATGCCTGACCACTCATAGTCCCTCATAATCGGGGAAGGTATATTCTTCATCTGAAGTCTTGCCAACTGTTGTGCAGTAGACAAGTCCCACCCCACTGTCATGGTGTAGATATCGTTATCTTGCCTGACAATATCGCTATCAGGTATTTTATTCTGTATTTTTTGTGGGTTTCTTGTACGAAGAACTATTGTATTATCAATTACTTGCATTACTTCTTCTTTTTACTTGCTCTCTTTTTACTCGTTTTTTTCTTGGTGGTTTTCTTTTTAGGCACGTTCCTCTTCACACTACCATCCGAATTACGGCTGAATGACCTATTTTTACTAGGTGATACGCTCCTAAGATTGGAGGCTTTATTTGTACCACCTTTACTCAAGGGCTTCTTGTGGTCTATATCCTCACCTTTTACATCAGTGATTTTCCCATCTTTACCCTTGTTCTTCGCTTCGTACCTAGCTCGTTCTCTAGCGTTTCGAGCTTTTCTTTCGTTTCTTGCTTTTTGAAGCTGATACTCGCGTTTGTAGTTTCGATCTTTTTTTGGGTTTTTGTACGGCATCTTTCTTTGTACCCCTTGCTTTACTCAATGCAATAGCGATTGCTTGATTGCGTGGTTTTCCTGACTTTATAGATTCTACAATATTAGCTTTTATAATCTTGTCAGATTTTCCTTTTTTCAACGGCATTTCTAACCCCTCCCATTATGTTCACAGTCTAGGACAGGGCAAAATTTGTAGCAACTGAAATTACTTTTAGGATTCCAAGTGCCTGATTCAAAACATAGATTCAATAAGGCAACGTCCTTGTCCCACGACTCCCAATATTCTTCCTCTCGTTCTCTATAAAATTTAGACTCGATAAATTTATCTGCGACAACAAACATTAAGCCCCCCTTCACAGTATTCACTTTAGGGAAATGTTTGAACAATGCAAGGGATAAAATCTCTAATTGTTTAGTATCTGCATATCGTGCAGATTTTCCAGTTTTGTAATCCACTAATAGTGCGGTTCTATCATTGACCGCAATGAAATCTGCTATGCCACGCCACCACGCTTCTGGATCAAAGAAATCACATGGCTCCATATCTGCTGTCAGAGCCATTTTCAACTCGTAGTATTTATCGCCTTTAGTGCGTAGTAATGTATCCACGTAAGGTTTTATAAATTCGTATTTTTCCGGCAGTTTTTTGTTATCTCTTCCATATTCTTCAGCAGCAGTATGAACGGCTTTCCCGTACAGAAGGAAGTCTTGTTCCTCTTCTTCTACATCCTTCAGAATCCTAGTACGGTGGAACTTTCGTGGGCATTGTTTGAACAAAGAAATCCCACTGTATGACCATGTGAAGTTATTCATTTATTTTCTCTAAAAGAGAGACTAGTTTTCGTAATAACTCTAGTAACTCTTCATCTTCTTCTGTATCAAATTCAATCGTTATCTTCATAGTGCATCATGAATATCGGAGTCTCTTCCCCGACAAAAGCTCCTAGTACGTTGTAGTCCATCCAATCAATCGCGTCTTGTTCATCGAAA